ATCTTTAGCAGATAGCATTTCTACCTTTTCCATATCCTGCTTTGTACTGCGAGCAATACCGCCTGGACTTAATAGGCCGATAACTCTGCCGTAGGCGCTTGTAACTGCGTTTTCTACCCAAAAATGCTGGTTCACGCCGCGATCTGATCGCACCTCATATGCATAATCTACAGCGCTAGGCACTAAGTCCTCGTACTCTCTGTAGGCCTCAGCCTTAATAAGTACATAACCTTTTGTTATATCTATATCCTCAATATATGCAATTAAACGCAGGCTAGGATACTCAGCTCTTATGCGGATAATGCGTGCGTTTACGTCCTCGTAACCCTCTAAAAAGTTACTCATTTTGTAAGCTCTACATCTCGTAGCGCCTTAGCAATATTGCGGCCTCTTACAAAGCCCTCGCCATGTCCATGCTTATAGCCGATTTGATAACCGATAACCACAAAGCTACACACTAGGCCAGCTAGTGTTAATGCTATTAAAAAGTCTAAACTGTTCATACTTAGCCCCTAACGTAAGGCCGAGTGTGCTTACTATCCGAGTTAGCCCACTCAGCGTTTGTAGTAATAGTATGAGGCTAGCCTCTGACAAAATACAAGTGCGACACGCTAGCGCGCTAATTTAGCCTCTATAAGCATCTCATAAATCTTATCTACCTTGACCTCTATGCGATCTACGCGGCCTCGCAGGTTATGGCCGCCGTTATTATCCGGCAGCAGCTCAGCCAGTATTGACTTAACAAGAAAGCGCAGAGTGGCATAGAGCGCAGACAGGATAGCCAGTAGGCCCACTACAAGTGCTACCCATGCCTGCGCGTCCATTTACTTAGCCCCTATGCCGATCTGCTTTTCATTAGGCGCTAGAGCCTTCATTAAAGGCCCTATAAGGCCTGCTATAAAAGCATTGGCCAAGACTTTGTAATCTGTAATCCCGCTGAGATATAAAGCTGCTACGCACGAGACAGCTGCGCGTAGATATGACAGGCCAGCGGCCGTAAGTTGCTCTTTCATTTATTGCCCCTTTTCTAGCCCTAGTTTTGTAATTAACTCTGCAACCTTTGCAGGGCTAAGACTTATCTCAAAGTGCATATCATCCGGGCGCGTTTTAAAATCGCCGCCCCATTTGAGGCCATACTTTTTAGCCAGGGCGCGGATCATAGGTACTTTTTCTGCTGGAAAAGTGTCGTATTTGCCTAGCGGATGCTTAGTCGCGTTTAGGTCTATAGCTGTGCCGGATGAGTGACACGATAATTTTGTAGGGTTGCCTCTAACCATCCTGTAGGCATAGCCCCAATCGTCAAAAGTACCTGCGTCTATAGGCTCTATCAGCTGGTGAAACTCTGCGGCAAAACCGATAAGTAAAGGCGCTACGGCAGATGCACAGCGCAGCTTACGATCTGTGCCTGGTACAAGATAAGACTGTACGCCTATCTCGGCCTGATCCTTAGATGCCGGCCAGCCGTTGTAGCTAGTCTCCATTACAGACCTAAAGCTGCCTTTAGATCATCTACTGATAAGCCTACGCTTGCTAACTTTTCAGCCACAGTAGGCGTAGCAAAAACTGCTTTATGAGACTTAATCGCAGCCTCTAATTGTGCCTCTGTGATCGGTGAGCCATCCGCTGCTGCTATGACTTTGTTAGCAGGATCGTTAAAGTTTGCAATAAGTCCATGAGAACCTAGCTCGTTATCAAGCTGCAATAGGTTTATATCTTTAGATGTAATTGCCATTTAATTAACTCCCTAGATTTACTACGACAATAGTGCGCTCAGCAAATGCAGGAGTATCACCTGCACCTTTCTTAAACTGTGTTGTAAAAGTATTTGATCCAGCAGTTAATCCTGTTACTAAAAAGGTTGCACCTTGCTTATTCTTAAAGTTACCTGGTGCTGCCCAAAACTTTGCACCTACCGCGTATTCATCTGCTGAGGCTACAGTTGTAGCACCTGAGATAGCAAAGCCCATATATGCCACAACATTTGCACCAGCTTGGTTATCAAAAACAGCAGAAAGTGACACAAGTGCCTTTGTGCCAGTTGTTACTGTAACTGCACCAGCAGTAGTCAAACCTGTAAAGCTAGTAGAGGTTGTAGTCTCGCTGGTTGCTACATAATTACGAGCAGTATTAAAACTTACTGTGCCACCTACTGCTACCCATGATGATCCTGAGTAGGTCATTACTGCGTCTGTGTCTTTAAGGTAACAGGCTTGTCCTTCCTGTGGAGAAGTAATAGCAGCGTCTCTAGCTGTTGCATTAGCAAAGACATTAACGCCTTGCATAAGGTAGCCGTTTGTATCTGCCGCCGTTAAAACCTCACCTGTCGTAAAGGTCTTAAAGCCTAATCCTGCTGCCATTTTTTACCCCTTAGTAACTTAGTACGCCGCTGTCAAGCAGTCCGTATATTGCATCATCTAATATAAAAGCATCTATAATAGGCTCAAGCGTAGTAAATGTTACCTTAAAGCTATTAGGGCTTATGCTCATAGCCACGCCAAAAATCTGTAGAGTTTTAGTCAAAGTAGATGCGCCAGGCTGGTTAGTTGTAATAGTTATCGGGTCAAAAAAATCTAGATCAAGGGCAGCGATTATGCCCAGGTTGTAGTTATCTGTGTATAAATCTAGGGTTATGGCATCACACCTAACGCTAGTTTCGGCCCGGCTAGCCACGTAAGCCTGCGCGTAATCTAGGGCTACGGCGTCTGTCTGCATAAGTAAGTTCTGCTGGTTGTAGCTGTGTAAAAAATACTTTGTAATGCTGGCAGCATTACTAGCTGTTTGTACGCTACCGCCTGTGCGCGTTACGTTAGCTTCGTTATAAACTAAAGAGTCATTAAGTAACCATACCGCGTTGCTATAGGCGATATCTGTGCCGTTATCATTAAAGGCTACAGCTGGCGCAGATACAGAGCTCGCAGTTAAAGCTCGATCTTGAAAAACAAAATTGCCGGATGCGTCTACGTACAAAGCGCCGTATTCGCTAATCTCGACTGTTTGCAGGGCTTGTAAGGCTGTGCGAGCTGTGCCAGGGTCTGCCTGTAAAGTAGTCAAGCCAGCGTCTACGTCACGCATAGAGGCAGGCCAGTCAATAGCATCTAGCAAAGCATTAACGCGAGCGCCTGATAACTGCCCGGCGCTTGTACCAGCCACAGTAGCGATCTGTGCGTTTTGTGCCAGCCTAAAAGCATCTACAGCTGTAATAGTCGTATACACAACGTCTAAAGCGTTAAGGGGCGTAGTCGTGCTATAGCTAGTAATAAAGCCGCTAAAGATCGGATAGGTAACGCTGGCGTAAGTAGCACTTATAGATACTTTACGCATAGGCGATAGCAAACCAAAATAGGGGCTGTTAGGGTTTTGAGGGTTAAAATCGCCGTTTTGATCTACGATACGCAGCGTCATTGTGCCAGTCTGAAACTGATCGCTTTGCGCGTTACGGCCTCTATTTGTTGTGAGCTTATCTATTTGGTTAGAGACGTCTACGATAACTGCCACGCTGTCAGCTAGCACGTTTGTACCTAGCACGCCTTGATCTAAGATCATAGATTGGGCAGTAGCTGGCCCTGTAGAAAAGTTAATAAATGCGTTAAGCGTAGGTACTGTCATGCTATAGCACCTGCAAAAGTCGTAGAGTCTCCAGCTCTGTTTAAGTCTTGTATAGCTGTTTTAATAAGCACTACTAGCTCATCCGGCGTAGCAATAGTGCCAGCATTGACTATGACAGTTGTGCCGGATTTACCGGATGATCCGCCTGAGGTCATGCCTACCATAGCCGGGTTGAAAGCGTTGTAATTTCCGCCCATATCTATCCTGCCACCTGAGGCGTAGATGCTAGGAGACATAACACTAGGTATGCCAACAGGACTTTTATTAGGATCACCTAAAATAGGGTTTGCGTGCGTTGCCATACCGCCGCCGCTAGTAAAGGATGCAATCATCATTAACCGAGCAATAGCTGCATCTAAGTTGCCTAAGTTAATTAAATCTTTAGGCACTATTGCTTCTAGTATCTTGCTAATTTCGGTAAGTTTTACCTTTTGACCAGTCAAAGCGCCAAGCACCATAAGATCGGCATTTAGTTTAGCTGTGCCAGCCTCTATTGCTTTTATGTCTTTAGCCGCTATTGCATCCTCTAGGGCATTTATAGACTGCTTTACCTCTAAGCGAGCAAGATCGTTAGTTATCTGTAACAGCTGTGCCTGGCTAGTTATCTTGCCTAACTGCTCGGCTGCGTTTTTTTCTGCTGCTGCTAACTGTATCTTTTCCATGTCAAAGACATCATCAGCTTTGCCAAGTAACAGTTTCGCCTTGTCAATAGCCAGCTGTAGCTTTTTATCTTTTAGTTGTTTGCGTTCCTCAGCTGTAAGTTTCTTTTCCTCTGTAAGCGCTGCCTTGTTATATCTAGACTCTAGCTCTCTTAAATGGATAAGGCCAGTAGCATCCGGATCGTATAGTTTATTTTTGGCTGCATCTGCTTTGTTATAGGACTCTGTAAGGTCATCAACAGCTTTAATAGTGATGCCAATAAGTGCAACCATAGCGGCTACCTGAAAAGCAGCGCCGTAAGGGTTGAGTGCAAACATAGAGGCAATAGCCGTACCTATCGCCGTAGCGCGTAGAGCCTGATAAGCCTTATTTATTACACCAATAGCCGTTACTGTTGCTGCTATTCCCGCTATGATTTTTGTGGAGACAAAAGTAGCAGCCAAAATAGCAAAAATGCTTTTTAGTAATATTTCATTTTCTTTAAGAAAGACTGCAAGGTTTTTAAAGCTCTCAGCTAAAGAGGTAGCAAAACCCTCTATTTTGACTTGTAGCTCGTCAATATTGGCAGAGTCGGTTAAGATCATAAAACTATCTATTAAACCTTTACCTAAAATCTCTTTAGCGTTATCTATAGATACGGCTAATTTGGCCATTTTGCCGGAAAAAGTATCGGCAGATGCAGAGGCCGCGCCTTTAAAGGTTTTGGCTAGCTGGTTCATAATATCGTCAAACTTGCCAGCCTTAAGATCAGCCTTTGATATGCCTACGCCTAACTTACCTAATGCTGTGTTATTGCCTAAAAAGGCCTTACTCAATGCCCCAGTAACTGTGCCTAAATCTTTACCAGTAGAGGCGCTTATATCTAAAGCTATGCCTAGTAATTTTTGTGCTTCACTAGATGACTTTGTGGCTACCGCTAGGGTCTGATAAGCCGGGCGCAGTTGATCGTCTACTATGCCAAACTCTGTAGATAGTTTTTGCAGGTAGGCCTCAGAGGACGCTACGTCTCTACCTAAACCTACGTTTTGTAGAGCTAGGGCTAATTGTTTTTGAGCCTTTTCATCTGCCGCTGCAGCCTTAACAGCAGCCTTACCAAAAGCCAAAACAGCCGATACGCCAAAAGCCACGCCAAAAGTTTTAGCTAGCTTGCCTACGTTTTTGCTAAGTTTTTGCGTAGCTGTATCTGCTTGCTTAAATGCAGGCTTGCCTACAAACTCAGCGGCTAAACTTATAACTAATGCTGGATCGGCCATTATCGTCTGCCTACCGCTTCATCAAACTTAACTTTAGCTGCTGCTATAGCTTTAAGTACCGCCGCGTTAGTTTTGCCGCCATCCTCAGACCAGGCTCTGTAGATGGCTCGGCCTTTCATTTTGCGCGATCTGCGACCAGCGCCTACCTGATTATTAGCGTCTACTATTTGGCCGTATTTATTTATGGCGTCTATAAATTGCTGACCTGCGTTAGGGTTATTGCTCTTAGATTGCGTCTTAGTACCTGATCTAATTGACTTACCATAATTAGCATGACCAGGTAACAAAACTTTAGATACAGGCGCTTGCTCGCGGCCATTAGGGTTTACACGTCCGGCAGTCTCATATATTGCACCAGCCGCGCTGTTGTTTACAATACGCGCTAGCGCCCTATAACCTGATCTATTTACCTTAGATGGCGTGGTTTTGTAGCCTATGCCGCGCTTAGCAGCATTACTACTCCACTCAGGAAAGCGGCCATTCACACTTGCCTTGCCCCATCCGGACAAAGGCGCATCTCCAGGTATAAACCCGCGTGCTTTAAGTGTTATAGGTTTTAGTAAAGCCCCTAATTCTTTTTGAGTTTCTTTAGCCAGGTCAGGGGTAAACTTTTTAAGTGCCTTG